ATACCTGTGCCTTGCCGTCGCTGCGGATTCCCATGATGGTTCCGTTCTTCCTGCACTTGTCCAGGATGCTGCAGATGCGGTGGGAAAGTTCAAGAGGCAAGGGGATGCAGGTGGGTGTCTCATCGGTTGCATACCCGTACACCGTGCCCTGGTCCCCGGCTCCCAATTCATCCATCTTACCATCGGCATCCCTGATCTCCAGGGCGGTATCGACGCCGCCTGCAATGTCCGGACTCTGGTTGTGGAGGAACACGCTGATGGTGAATTCCTTGGGGTTGTAGCCACACTCTGCAAGGGCGGTCCGTACGGTTTGGCGTATGTTGACCTTGGTGCGGCTGGTGATCTCTCCGGCGACGATGATCCGGCCCTTGGTCGCCATGACCTCGCAGGCCACTCGCGAATATGCATCGCTGCTTAGGCAGGCATCGAGTATCGAATCGGCGATGTAGTCGCACAGCTTGTCGGGATGTCCTTGGCAGACACTCTCGGATGTGAGGTAGTTCTTCATGTTTGAATTCCTTTGGTTGTTTGATTGTTTTGCGCTACCGGCGTGCGGTGAGCAGTCGTTCCATCAGGTCATCCTGAGGGTTCGCTCCTTGGTATGAAGTGGCGTTGTTCTCCTTCACGACCTGGAAGATCTGGTACCAGATCTGGTTGACCTGTTTCATGTATTCACGACTCATCGCCACATACGGAGAAGCGATCGCAGCACCTGTGGTAGGGTGCTTTGCGAGGAAGCCGTACTCGCTGACTGCCATCTCGCACTGGATCCATCGCGCCACTGCCATCGCGTACTGGTGGATGATCTGGCTGCTGACTAAATTCTCACAGCGTCTGGTCTTGAGCCAATCCCATGTCTCCTGGAAGACCTCTGCAGCATCGAGCTCAATGCCACTCTTCTGGCTGACCGTCATGTAATATTTGACCTCAGGCATGTCCGCGCCCTCGAGCTCGGGAGCCTCGGGCAATTGCACCACGCGGGCCTCTCTGCCTTCGTGGATTTTCTCTGAGAGAGCCTTGGGTTTCCTCCCTGCACCGACGCGGGCACCGCCACGGTTGGTACCGTCTTTTGCCATGTCGCACCGCCTTCGTATGATGAGGGGGTCAATCCCCCGTTTGAATTCCAATTTTTCCGCGTGATTGCCCCTGCCCGTTGTACACTACATATGGTGTAGAGATTCAGATACCCCTAGGGTTGACGCTACAAATAGCTACCTTTTAACGTTCCATCGGTCCTTTTGACGACCGTGGAGGGCCGAGTGGCACCTGTTGCATAGTGCCATGAGGTTCTCCTCGTCATCCGTACCACCATATCTAGTGGCAGTGATATGATGAGCAACCGTCGCTCGTGTAAGGCGTCCCTCTCTCCTGCACAGCTCGTAGAAGGGATGCCCTTCAAGGAATGTTTTCCGGGCCTTCCTCCAAGAGGATCCGTAGCGCTTGTGGGTGCCGGGATCTCGTTGGTTGCGTTCGTAGGTGCTCGCAGCCTCTTTCGCATGCTCCTCGCAGTACCGACCGTCGGTGAGATGTGGACAGCCTGGGTGGCTGCACGGTCGCTTGGGCTTGTAGGGCATGAGGGGTACTCCTTGGGGCAAAAAGAAAGCCCGGGAGGAATTCCCGAGCTCTCGATTGGACTTGTCTGAGTGTACAGTAGCGTACAAGACGAACTGAGCACAACTGTTATTTTCTGATATTTTAACGATTGGGTTTCATGCATATCGTGAACATTCCAGCGCAGTTCATGCACCCTGTGATAAAGGCACAGCACCTTGCTCGCCTAGTCCCCACAATGGAATCAATCTTGCGGTTGAGTCTTCTCCCTGTTTTGTGTGGTTTAGGCCGTGTGGGTAACGTAAAAGGCCTCCCCAGCGGTACCCTCGGGCGTTACCTGCCAAGAAGAGCCCTTGTGGCGTGACGATCCGAATAGCGTGCCGAACCACAGGCAAAACCGGAGAGGCTCCGCCACCGGGGCCAAAACCGCCTAAAACCCCAAAAAGGTAACGTAAAACTGGTGCTGCGTTACCACTACGTTACGCTATTCATGTAGTTACAATGAAAGTAATTAGAAAGAAGAGAACTATAGGTAACGTAAGTAACGTAAAATCAATATGCTCGTATAGGGAAAAAAAGAAGTATACTCCCACCTGCCAATTCCCACCTGTGGCGTGGCGTGTGGTACTCCTCATGTTTTTTTTCTCCTATAGCGTGGGTGTATGTGAAAAAACTACGTTACTACGTTACCCCATCCGTTTGCGTGCGAAAAAGCTCTCACCCGCCTCGAGGAATTCCGAACAATCATCCTCGACATCACCCACCTCGATGTTGGTACACACCACGCGGGTGTTCACGCCGTTTATCCTTTTCTGCAGCTGATAAGTGCTTTTTGAAGCGAAGGAATACGCTCTCCATCTGATTGAATGACTGCATGGATTTCGTTATGTGGTGGGGTGCGAGCCTCCAGAGGAGATTATTGAATTTCATAGGAGAATCCATCAGGATCCAGGAACCCTCACCAGCTCCAGCGCCTTCCTATGCAGGTGGTAGATGTAGTCCTGGCTGTAATTCAGTTGGGCTGCGATCTGGTCCCAACCTAGGAAGGTGATGTAACGCATCTCCAGCAGCGTCTCGCACTCCATGCTGTTCACACTCCGGATCGCTTCAGCGATCTCTGTCTTGAGACGCATCAACTGTGCGATGCTGGTGTTGATTTCATTTTCCAGTTCGGTGATCCGTACCACCGCCTCCTCCACGGGAGATCGACGGATCGACGGAGCCTTGGGGACCTCGGTGAGTTTGGGGGAGACGTAGACGGCATGGCTTTTGAGCCAATCGAGCTGGCGTTCCTTGGTCTTGATGCGTTTGTCCAGATACCATGCCTGCGACAGATATTCCTTTGCTTTCATGCTCTTGCCTCCTGTAGGTGAATCTTGGTGAAGTCGGGGCTGATCTCGCACAGGAGTTCGAACCACTTGCTCTCGAAAAACCTTTCAATCTCATCCTTGGTCGCCCATGCGTATACATAATCGGGGTTGCTCTCCAGCTGGGATACCGCCTTGTGCCAGTCGGTGACTGCACGTTCCACGATGGCCGCTGCCAGATGTCTCATACTTGTCTCGGTCATCGGCTACCCCCTGTAAGTTCGGCCTTCACCGCCTCGATCAGAGCATCCTGGGTTGCAGCTTTTCCCAAAAGAACCTTCATGATGCGCTCGTCGATTGTTTGCTCGGTGATGAGATGTTGGACCACTACGGTCTCGGACTGCTGTCCCTGGCGCCAGAGGCGTGCCACCGTCTGCTGATACAGCTCAAGGCTCCAGGTGAGACCGAACCAAATGAGGCAATTGCCTCCGCTTTGAAGGTTCAGCCCATGCCCGGCAGATGCGGGGTGGATCAACCCGACCTGCAGTTTTCCCTGGTTCCACTTCACCAGGCTCTCGCTCGAGTCCAGATTCGAGAATGACATCCCCAGCTTTTCCAGTCTCCCTGTAATGCGTTTGAGGTCATGCTTGAACCAATATGCCACCAGCACACTTTGCCCGTTGGCAGACTCGATGAGGTCCTCAAGCGCATCGAGCTTGCGATCATGGAGGGCGATCGTTGAGCCATCGTCGGTGTACACAGCCCCATTTGCCAGTTGCAGCAGTTTGCCCGACAGGCTTGCTGCATTGGCAGCCGTCACTTGTCCGCCCGAGGAATCCAGGACCAGATCTTTCCTTAGTCTCTCATAGACCATCCGCTCCTCATCACTGAGGGTAACCTTATACTCATTGGTCATGAGCTCGGGCATCCTGATATGGTCCTGAGCCTTCATAGAGATCGTGATGTCTTCGATTGCCTGGTAGATCCTTTCCTCCGCACCGGGGGCGGGTTTATAGCTGAACACGATCTGTCCATTGCGTTTGTCTGGGGAGAAGTACGCATCACGGTAAGCTCCGATGAACCTGCCTAGGCGCACACCTTTGTCCAACAGCTTGAACTGGGCCCAGAGGTCGATCAGGCCGTTGCTGGCCGGGGTTCCTGTGAGCCCTACGATGCGCTTTACCACGGGACGGCGCTTCATCAGAGCCCTGAAGCGCTTGGAGCGGTGGTTCTTGAACGACGAGAGTTCGTCGACGACGACCATGTCGAAGTCGAAGGGCAGGGTAGTCTCCTCAATCAGCCACTGAACGTTCTCGCGGTTGATGATGTACAGGTCAGCCTTGCGCTCCAAAGCAGTAAGGCGCTCGGCGGTACTTCCCACGGCCACTGACGGAATCAAATCCCCAAGGTGATCCCACTTGCCGATTTCGGTAGGCCACGTATCCCGTGCAACCCGAAGGGGCGCGATGATCAGTATTTTGCGTACCAGAAACGAATCGAAGAGGAGGTTGGAAAGGGCCGTCAGGGTGATGACCGTTTTGCCAAGTCCCATCTGCAGCAAAATCGCTGCTACGGGGTGTTGCTCAATAAAGTCGCTCGCATACCGTTGGTAGTCATGCGGTGTATATGTCATTGATGATCTCCTCTATCTGCTCTTTTGCATCCAGCACGTATGCCTTGAATCCCAGGGCCCTCAACATTTCATGTCTTACCAGTTGGAGTGCCCTCATCTTTTTGCCTGGGGCCTTCACTTCCACAAAGCCGCACCGCCCATCGGGCAGCAGCACCAATCGGTCCGGCATCCCATCGAAGCCCGGGCTTATGAATTTCACAGCCCGACCTCCCTTCTTCTTCACAGCCTTAAGCAGCTGCAACTCGATCTCTTTCTCAAGCATTCCAAATCTCCCTATGGAACGACGGAACGACCGGAACAAGAATTCCTATATATTTATACGCGTGCGTATAGGCGTCTCCATGTTTCCCATTCCCTCTGTTCTTCCTCAAAAAGTCTTTTTGGTATATTCTTGTTCCATCGTTCCAAAACCTTGAAAACCTGCATTCTAGAATGGTATTTCGTCGTTTTCTTCTGGAACGAGCTCTGGAACAAGCTTGGAACGAGCTGATTCTTGTTCCACATCCTGTAGAACGAAGGCACGCTGCTTGCCATAGATCGGGAAGTACATCGTTCCATTCTTCGTTCCACAATATTTGGTCCAACCTCCGATTTTCTGCATGATGGCAGTGATGCCATATGAGTCGTTCTTGCTGATCGTAGAGGGGTCCTTTGCATAGCACTCGCACCAGATTTCCATGTTGCATACAGCCGTTCGTCTGACAGTTCCCTTGGCCACCATGCCGCTGCCCCTCTCGGAGAAATATGCGCGCCGTTCGTACATGTCCATCGCATCCCAGTTCTCAGGCAACAAGGTGTCGAGATACTTTCTGACAAGACCTTCGCGGTCATCAGTTTCCATGGCTTGAGTCTGGACATCCTCTGCCTCATACAGAAGATCACCTTC